TCCATCATTCCCCCTTTCATCCATCATTTTTGCTCTTTATTTTAAAATACTGCAACAAATAATAACTGTGATTCCTATACAAGTGATCAAATATCCACAAAACAATAAAGCTTGTCTTTCATCCATTTCTTTTCCTTTCTTAATCATCGAGGGTTAGTCTTTAATCTTTATCTAATATTTTTATATTGTTTTCTTCAATGCCATATTGAGTTTCCCTTGTGTCTATTTTGTCTGGATTTTTAAATCCAAGATAATCAAGCTTTGTTAATTTATTTTCTCTCATATAATCAAACGCCGAAGATAGTTTGTTAAAATATCCACAACATTCTTTTTTCCTTTCAGAGCCATCTTCATTTGATATGTGTTTTATAAGTTTATATTTCATTCCCAACCCCTTTCTTTAAATTATCCAACCCTTATCCCAGTTAAATTATCGAGCGACGGCAGTTTCAGGTCGCTTCTGCGCTGTTCCCGAAGGAGCTTTGTTTGCAGACACGCCGCTCGATTAAATATCTGCGTGGGCAAGTCCGTAAGCCACATTGGATTATCCTAGGTTACCCCAACTCTCCTATCTCCCACGCCAGACTAAGAGAGAATTAAAACTTACGGTAATTAAATATCTGCCGACTGCCTACCATGAGCCTATGTGTTAAAACCGATGGAGAAAACTTCGGCTTTCGGATTCGTTCTCTCCTGTGACGATACTGCTAATCGTAACTAGCAAATACGTCTTGCCTCATCAATTCGTAGGACTTACTATCGGCATTAAATATCTGCCGAAGGACAGCCTGACGCAAGTTTAATATTGGTACTGCCAGACCTAGACCACCTCCGGCATATCTATCGGGGATGCAAGGTTACCTGCGTTCTTGCTTGGCTATTTCATCAGCAGGTGAGTCATTCATAGCCATTACTCCCCGATTATCAAATATCTGCCGGAGGACAGGGTTTGACCTGAGTTTCTAATCCGCCCATAACTATTCCCGTGGTTCGTGTCCACTTAGAAACTTACCACCTTACGGCTCACTGTCCGTTTCCTCCGGCATCTATCGGGGATTAGGATTCTTACCTATGGTCACTATATTGTGAGCCGTTTTCATAACTCCCCGATTTCAAAGAACTATCGAACTGTCCTAACTGAAGTCAAATACCACTACAGCACTTGGAAATGGCGCTGAATTTTTACTCCCTCCAAACTTTAACCGTCCCTTTATAAACCGAATCTCCGTTGCTTTCATAATATAATCATGCCAGTAGCGAGTGTCTGTTCTCGACGGGATTAACATTACAACCGTCTTTCCTTTCTTCCATTCTTCATATGCTTTCTTACACCAATCTTTTATCTCTGAATAAGGAGGATTAACAAAAGTACTGCTGCCCCATTCTCTATCTAACCCACCCTCACCACCCAAAGGGCAAGGATCATCATTAAAGCTAAACTCTCTGTCTAAAGCCTCATAAACATCTTTCGGCGTTGACCAGTTATCACTTGCTGAAGAAAATAATGCCCTGTTTATCATCTTAAAGTCCTAACTGAAGTCCTTATTAGCACGACCCCGACCCCGACCCCGATCTCGACCCCGACCCCGATCTCGACCTCGACCCCGACCCCGACACCGACCTCGACCTCGACCACGACCCCGACCTCGACCACGACCCCGACCTCGACCACGACCCCGACCTCGACCCCGACCTCGACCTCGACCTCGACCACGACCACAACCTCGACCACGACCACAACCTCGACCACGACCACAAATCATATCCAGATATTCTCATATTACACCTGCTTTTCTGGCAATTTATGCTTCTTAAAACCCCATGTATCTGTTTTCATATGGCAACCCTTGCATAATGTTCGACCATTTGACAATTCAAACCTAAGATTAGGATAATAAGCAAATTGTTTTATGTGGTCTGGATGAAGTTCCCCACCCTTAATTTTACAAATTTGGCAAGTATAATTATCTCTATCAAATACAGCCTTTCTCCATTGGAAGAATTTTGCAGAACGTCTTATTAGTTTATTTTTAGGACTTGTTCCACCCTTCCAATTTGGGTTCAATTTTCCTTTTTTGCTCTTGCCAATGTTAGGTCGTCTTTTTCCTTTCATTATAAGAGACATTTTCTTTCTGTATTCACTGTTTAGCTTTCTCAAAGAACCCCAATTATTGCCCTTACTTCTTTCCTTACACGTTTTTTTGAGATTAACAGAATAGCATTTTTTTGAACAATATTTCTTTATACCAACTCGTGATGGATAGTCCAGCCATTCATTGTTACAAGTCGCGCATATGAACTTTACTTTTTTATTAGTTTTGTTTGGACATCCTTTTCTGCTCATAATATTACCTTATCACACTCTTGTCTTTCTGGAAACTATATTTGTTTAGACGGAAGATCATGTGTCCAAGGGAAAAAATCCACTACACAATCCATGTTAATATAAGCCCTGCCAACTGGCTCAACTTCGTTAAGTTTTCCTTCTTTAATAGCATTCATAAACCTTCCGCTATCAGCAATCCAAGCGGCATTTTCAAGCTCAAGAATTGAACCGAAAACTCTTTTTACTCTTCCTGTTAAATGATAAGTTACTGTGCGGAAAAAATACTTTTCTCCGACCATATCCTGTAAAGACTGAATTTCTTTAAAACTTGCCTCACCTAGCTGCTCTTTAATTTTTTCGTAAGTTTCTTCACTTACTTCGATTGTTCTTCCCATGCTATCCCCCTATTTAACTGGTTTAACTGAAGTCCTTACCCCTGCGCCTAAAGCATGTTTCTTCCTCAACCTTAAAATCCTTGCACCATCTGTAAACGTATTATCCATCATATACTTAAACGATAAATCCAGCATATCCCCTTGTTTATAATGATTGAAGTTTGTAATAACAACGCCATCATCAACCATATACCCTGACATTGTGTTTAAATGCTTTAACAACCGCACTTCATCTATATGAAACAACCCGAAGTATGAATAAATTAACCCGATTTGTTCACTGTTAAAATACTTATGTAAGTTTTCCATCTCATCGAATATATACTCAACCCCTTGTGTCCTGCTCCACATAGGGAAATAAAGGTTAGAAAACCCGATAAACTTTACCCCTTTTAAATTCCCATGACGTGCCTGCCTGGCTAATGAATTTATCGCTTTACCCCTACCGCAACCCCAGTCTATAACCACAATCTCTTTATCGGGATACTTGTCTTTTAAGTCTGCGATAATTTCAATCAAATGAACTCCAAGTGCTGTTTCGACTTCATAAAGGCTTGTATCTATAATTGACCATCCCTCTTTCATTGGATAGGTATGCTCACCTTGTGTGTTCATGTGTTCATTTTCGATTATTTCAACCCCGCTATGCTTCACTATAACCCCTGTTGATAGTGTTGTCTGCTCAGGTTCACTCAGCATGGCAAAATCTATGCCGGCGTGAACATTAGTGCAGATTAAAAATAATAATAATGCCCTATAAATTAATTCCATAACCCAGCATATCAGCCATAAATTGATCTTTCGCGCCTCGAAACTCTCTTGTCCTGAACTTTAAGCACCACATTGTGTGAATGTAGGCTTCCGATAATGTGTGGAATCTAATTCTCATATTATCTCCTTTATTAAGAGACGGGAAGCAGGGTTGCTATCCCTGTTATCAAATTGCAGCTGCGAAGCCGCTGTTATTAACTTCCCGCTCTTGGAACCTACCACAACATGGCAGAAAGGCAGGCTCCGCATATTTATTTCCTCACCGACTTAACTTTAAAAATTTTTTCTAATGAATCCATCTGTGCTCGATGAATGTCTTCAATTTCCTGTTTCAATTCCCATGTTTTATCAATAGCTTCATCCAGCATATTCATAATGTTGTCATAAGAATCTTTAATGTCCGGCATTTTGGCCTCCTAGTATTTTTTTATTTTTAAAATATTTTTTTAAATAACAACAATTACACATATTTTTTATTAAGTGTCTTGTTTCTTTTTTACAAACAATACATATTTTTATCGGAGGTTTATCATATTTATTTTTCTTTTTAAAATATTGATTATTTCCAATTTTATAATTAGTTTTTGCTTCATGTTTTCCATGTTCAGAATTATTTTTAAATAATATTAAATTTTCAATTCTATTGTCATTTCTTATTCCATTAATATGATGAACAACTTCTTCTTTTTTTAAATATCTATTAATATGTTTTTCCATTATAAGTCTATGCTCTGCTACATATCCTCTTATATCTTTAAATGGATGATTTGGAGATAATATATGAATATATCCAGAAGTATGATTATAAATTCCTTTATTTTTTGGAGATGGAAAATATTTATGACCTTTTTTAAATTTTTTAGGATTATTTTTTGCACGACAAGAATGTGAACAATATTTTTTACGTCCAATTCTTGATGGATATGTTAAAATTTTTTTACCACATTCTTTACAATATATTTCTATCATAATTGTATATTACATTAAGAACATTAGATTGTCAACATGAAAAAAACAATTAATTTGTCAAAGAACGAACTGCCTCTACAAATTTTAAATTTTTTAATTTCATAATAAAACCTATTGAATCTAAATGCAAACTACATCCAAAACAATGAAAAATATTATCTTTTTTATAAATAACCGCACTTGGATGAGAATCAGTATGAAACGGGCACAAAGCCACTATCCTTCCATTCGTTTCCCTTGCCTGTTCAAAGTCGTAAAGCTCTTGAATTGGAACGAGTTTCGCCTTTTCAATATCCAGCTCTTGTCCGTTTTTACGTGGTTTAGTCAATTTAATAAACTTTCGTAATCGTTGTAAATTGTGCCATCGAGGGTCAATGAGCATGAAATTCCTGTTAAATTCATGCTTTGCAATCCATTCATCATATACCTGCAACTCTTTCTCTAAATGATAGGCAATGCTGATAGCTAAATTCCTACATTCAGGAAACGCTTGTGCGAGTTGCCAGTCAGTTGGATTTAGATTTTTCATTTTTATTTATTTTTTTTTCTTCATTAAATGTATACACATGGCACTTGGGGCAGACGTAGACCTTTTTTTTGCGAGGCACCCACTCCCATCCACATTTTTTACACTTCAAATAATTTAATTTAATTTCCATAATTACTCCTTGTCCCATTCAATCTCATCTGGATTAACCGTTCCCTGCTGTTGAGGTTTCGGCGCACCAGAATTATCAACCAATTTATCAAAATTATACTCTGCGATATTAGCATACATTTTACCGTTATATTCTGTATGCTTGATTGTAGCGTAGAACTGCCGGCCTTGAAATAAGTCAGTATCAATTTCAATCTGTCCTTTATGCGGTAATCCGACAGCCTTTAAAAATAAACGGGTAGCAAAAAACCCTTTCCAAGAATCGTCAAGACTGATACGATTAAGAAGCGACCTTCCTTCCTCATCGCCACCGACAACTTCACACTTGACAAGTACAGTATTCCCGTCAAGATTGAATTTGTTTCCGTCATAATCCTGATCGAATATGTCAGAAACCATGAAAAGGTGTTCTTTCTCGCTTGGAAGTTCAAATGTAGCCTGTTCTGGCTCGGTATCTGGTGCGTTAACTGTTCTTTTTACCATCTTCTTTTTCCTTTCGTTCCCTGTGTTCAGGGTAGTTACAATATTCTATTTGAGCGCAACAAGAGCAAGTTCCATAAGAAGCCTTGCATATTTCCTGTAATGGTTCGCCGTCTTCATACCAATATTTACACATTGACATATCATTCATCATTTACCCCCTTTTAACTTCTCAATCTTTCCTTTCAGCATTGATAACAAACTGTCCATCTGTTCCTGTGTCATTTCGTCAAAGGCATCGACATCGGCTTTTTTGAGCCATTTTTCCTGCTGGTCAACAGGGACATTTAAAAGTTCAATATACTCTTTTAAAAGTTTTGATTGTGTTGCAGTTGATAGATTTTGAGGTATAGATTCTTGTTCAAGAATATCAGAACCATACACTTCTTTAAATTTATCATAAGATAAGGGCATTAATTCACCTTGAGGCAATGATTCAATTCGACTTTTTTTGATAATAAAATTTTTATGTCCTGAAAGAATTTCTATAAAAAGGTCTAAATCATATTCCATTTTAGAATAACCTTCAAAAGTATTTCCATCTTGATATATTTCATTTCCTTTCCTTGACCATTTTGGTTTTGTGTGTGCGATTAATATTACATTCATATCGACTTTATTTACCCATCTCATGAGTTGACGGGTAGGTTTATTTGCGGCTTTTTTGTCTTTTCCAAAATCACTGCCTATTTTTTCTTCTGCCTCAGCGGCTTCTAATAAATATAAATGGGAAAAACTATCAATAATTAATGTTTTATATGGATGTTTTTCTAAGCAAAGATTTTTAATTTCTGATATTACTGTTTCGAAATCATCGCTTCCTTGTTCATGCCCAAAATAAACGCCATTTACTTTTTTAAGTTTATCCTGATATTGACGACGAACTGCGCCACCTTCTGAATCAATTAAATATGGGCGAGGCCAATCGAGTGACCACCATGTCTTGCCTACGCCAGCATCGCCGGAAACCATCATTTTAATTTTTGATGGTTTTACTTCGTGTGGATTAACGGCTTTTAATTTCATGATTTTCTCCTTGTTTGGGGATTATATAACGTGACCCCATGTCACGCCTCTTATAATATCTGAAATAGTTATATGACTTACACCGAATATTTCGCCAATTTTTTTTTGAGTATATTTAGGATATAATTTTCTTATTTTTGGTATGTCTTTTTCTTTTAATTTAGAGCTTCCACATTTTGATCCTCGTACAGACTTATAACCAAGTTTATACGAATGAAGAACATTTTGAGATTGAGTAACATACTCAAGATTTCTTATACAATCATTTATTTTATTTCCATCTATATGATTAACTACGATTCCTTTAGGTTTCTTACCTAGAAATGCCCTTGTAACTAAATTTGAAATTTTATGTGTTTTTATATTTCCTGTTCCATTTCCTAAAGAAACAATATTATATCCATCACCATTTTTAGATGGTTTTAATATTCTTCCAGAAACTGCTCCGCTAGATTGTTTGTCTCTTCTAACATTACCTAAATTAGAAACAGAATAATATTCTTCATATCCTACAATTGTTTTCCATATTTCATTCATATTAAATCTTTCGGAGCTTATTAATCATCACTATAAATTTTACCATAATTTTTACCATTGTCAAATAGTTTCTTTAAATGCCATTTTGTTTTCATATAAAACCTTGCCATCCTCGTCGACAACTTTAGTAATAAGGCCGCCAACCTCATCAAGCCATGCTTTGACCTGCCGGCGTTCTTCATCTGTATGAAACAATTCTTTTGCGTTCATAATGTTACCTCAAGTGATTTTTTTATTTCCATAGTTATTGCGTTTATTATTAATGGCTTTGCTTCTTCTATTTTATTAGCTTCAATAACATAATATCCTATTCCTTCTTCTTCACACCGTTTTTGTGCTTTTATTTGACTGTCTCTTTGTTTTTCTTTAACTTTTTTCATTTCAATATATATAATTTTAAATGGTTTTCCTTTGATGGTTATGTCTCCAACCCCTTTTTCACAGTAATGACTGTTATACATTGATGTTTCACCCGTTTTATATGCGTTAAATCCTAATGACCTGATATATATAATTGATTCACGCTCAACCTTCTTTTCTACCATTTCACGCTTTTTAGTCTCGACAGCACGTTTCTTACGTTTCTTAACTTCCACATTTTTTCCTTTATGTATATTCACTAATATAGGAAAAGCCTTCATTTCGTCTTTAAGTTTTTTATGACGTTCAATGCCTAGATGTTTATGCTTTGACATACTCCCTCAATATCTTAATATCAACCGCTTGACCAAACTCTTTCTTATATATCGCACATAATCTTTTCATATGTGCTTCACAAGTACGCCGTATATCTGTCATCATAAACCCGATACGTGAATGTTTATATCGTTTTTCTAAACTCTTATAAAACATCATACAATGCAACTCGAAAGTTATATCTTCAATTAGTTCGTACTTATCGTAAATGCCGGTGGTCATTTATTCCTCCCATTCTATTTGTTCGATTTCAGATTCACTCATTTGAGTTACATCATCAAGCTTTCTAAGTCCTGTCCAGATACGCTTTTGTACACCACCAATGGTTCTCCTGTCGGATTTTATTCTTTTTAGAAATGTCTTTGACATCTCTTTGCCGAACACTATTTTTTTAAATATCCCTTTAGCTCCGACTTTATGACAGAAATTTTTATACTCTTCATACATATCATCAATAATAATGTAATGTTCTTTATTCTCAGTAATTTCATAATTTTCTGAAATGAAATAGTACACGCTATTATTGAGTAACTTAATTTCATTGATTTTATCCGACATATCCTTCGATGTTGTAAACTTCTTTTTTTCTATAAGTCGTTTATAACCTTCATAAGCCCAGTTAAATATTCCTGCACATTCATCCTTTAGTTTAAATTTAAGTTCTACATCAATTTTTTCATCTGAAACAACATTGTTAAAGTCCAACAACAGAAACCGACGATAAATAGCGTTTGAAGTGTCTTTAATTCGTGGCATATCATTAGCGGCAAAGATGAGTTTACAAAAAGGGCGTGCAGAATATGTCGGAATAAACTTTGTATTTATCATTATTTCTTCCCCTGAAGTTATTTTTTTAAGTGCATCTTCGTAATTTTCTATATTCTCAGGGATTTCTGTATCAATATTAATATATTTATCCAGCAAATTACCAGTAAACCTTGAATCAGCCAGCATATCAAGGCGTACATTAGAACAGTTTTCTATACCAAAAGTATTTTTTACCGCTTCTAATATGGTAGACTTACCCGAACCGGCCTCACCTATCATAAACAGAGCTTTCTCGTACTTTGTATGGCGTGTCAGACATAACCCTAAAAATTCCTGTAAAATACCTATTTTTTCAAGTTTACCCTCAAAGGAATCATTTAACAATTTCATAAACAACGGACATTCCATAAATTCGTTATACTCATACGGAAGCTGTATCGTACTTATTATATCCATTGTATGAGGGAATAGTTTTCCTTTCTTTATATCAAATAATCCGTTTTTAAAGTTAAATATACCTTCAGGGTTAAATGCTTCACGATAAAAGAACCTTAAACGTCGTACATTCTGCATTGTCTCTTGTAGTCTACTTCCGCTAATAGATTTTGGAATAATAACGCCGTTTCCGGAAGGATCATATTTTAATAACTTCTGTTCAATTTCGTAAGTCGAACATGGTTTATACACGCCGCCTTTATACCAATAAAACAAACCTTTTTTACTATCGTTAGGTTCTGTCCAATAAAATAATTCTGGGTTTGAATCAAGAAAAGAGTCAGCCAATTCAAGGCATTTATTAGCGTTGTTATGGCTTCCAAAGTTTGACTTATGCTTATGCTGTTTTTTGGTATCAATCATAATAAATAGATTATCCCCTTGCATGTTTTGGCAATTTACACTGCCACCCACCGGACAAGGCGCATACAAGGGGATAAAAAAAGGGCAGCCGTTTTATGACTGCCCTGTTATTCTTTCGTTATGTTTGTCCGGTGTGAAATACATAAATAAATTATATCATTTTGACTATGGTTGTCAATACGTAAAAATACTTAAGTTTTCCCCTCGTAATAGTCCCAAATATCCTTTCCCTTAATATAATACTTTCCGAATATTTTGCGGGCAGGGAAAGTTTCCCGATGTATATGACCGATTAACGTTGACCTGTGAATGCCTATAATATCAGATATTTCTTTGATTGTATAGTCCCCTTTTGGATCAATTTGGCGTACCATTTCGCTAAAGTTTATCATTTTAACCCCTTTCCGGCAGGAACGAACGGCCCGCCTTAACTATATAATTCTTTCATCCAATCAAGTGAACCTTTTAACTCTTTCGCTTTCTCAACTAGCATTTGATACCGATACCGGCATCCAGACTTGACATGACCGGCTTCTGTTACGCATTCCGCTTGCGCCTGTTGTACCCGATCAAGCTCTTTTTTAATGGCTGTAATTGCGTTCATTCCTGCGCCTCCTTTCTCTTAATATACGTCCCCGCTGTCCGTATATACTCAATCGCTAGGCGTTTGTTGTCTTTGCTAATGCTTTTGTCCTCTTTGACAAGCTGTATCAGCTGTTTGATGGTTTCGGTGATTGTCATTAGGCCTCCTTTGCTTTGGTGATTTTATCATCTAATAGGTAAAAAGGCACATCAAGCCAGAGTTTACCATCAATTTGAGATATAAATGTTGTAAATCCGTACTCTTTAAAGAATTTTTTTGTTTTCTCATTTGCAATCACATATAAGTCGGTTGCGTGACTGTCAATTTCATTATCTTTTAAGTTGCAAAATCGTTTTACTTTCTGATAGTCTGAGTTCATTTTTATTCCCCCTTTGCTTTGGATACAGCTTGTTGTAGTTTAGTTTTTAATGGTGTTTGTCCCGTTCCTTCCCATAATTTTAATACATCCTCGCACGCCTCCAGCAATTCCTCCGCAACATCCAGCAAGTCGTCTAAGTCAGTGAATTCTTTTAAGTTTGTTTTATAACTCATTTTATCCCCCTTAGGTTATTAATTTAAAATTTTCTTCCGGTACTGGATACCAAGGCGTATCTGTAGGCTCGATATAATAGCCAATGCCATTTTTCCCATAAGATATTTTTTCAGATGATAATATTTTTCTTTTGCCCCATTTAACGCCGTTTCCATTTGTATAAAATACAATATCGCCTGTTTTAAATTTAGGTGTTTTCATCCCTCACCCCTCCTTGTTGGTTAGTTACAAACAGCCAGCATAGTTTCACTTGACGTTTTTAAAAGTACATTCATATTATAAAACTTGCCCTTTTTAGCAACATATCCAGAAGTTACATCCATAAATATCAATTCAGACATTTTAAACGTTGTCCCTTCTTGACCTCTTTGCATCTGCATTGGCGGCAAACATTCAAGCGCGTCATACCATTGATCTTCTGTAATTTCTACCGGCTGTAATAGTGGAAACGCATCTTTTTTTGCTTCGTTGATTTGTTCAATTGCATAATCAAAAGGCACTATTTCAGCTTTTGGATACCTTGTCTTTATTTGTTCAAGTGATTCATTCATATAAAAGCTTTTATCAGTGCCTTCCTTAATAGTGTCAATGATTGATAAGCTCCCGCTTTCGTAAAAACATAATTTTTTGCTTTGTGTCCGGTGTTCCATTGTTTCCCCCCTATTTTATTAATTGATAAGGTTTATCCCATTCTCCTATAGATATATTTGTGTAAAACTTCGGCACGTCGCCATAATCGCCATCAGTAAACATGATCCTGTTTCCTGCTTTCATAATATCGTAAACTTTCAGCAATACTTTTTTAACCTCCGGAAAATCCTTGTAATGATCATCAATATAAAACTCGTTCACCTGCTCGTAGCTTCTCCCCTCCTTATTAGTTAACATATTAATCGGCCCAGCAAGGATCGAAACATTAATACTAGAATGATGTTGACGCCGAATTGAAAACTTAAACTTTGGAAACGCTTTTTTGATTGCTTGACGTTTTGCCTTTACTATGTCTGTGTTGATGTATGGCATCTTGCCCCCCTTGTTATTGGTTTATTTTCTAAATAAATACCGCGTCTTATTTCCATTAATAAGAAATACTGCAATATTGCCCATATGTTTTAATTCTCTTAAACCTTCCTTAATTCTGTCATGCCTTGTTTGACATAAATGAAAAAAGTCTTTTGGATTATATTCTCTAATTTTCTTTTCCACTAAATCCATATATCCGATTGTTTTCATCTTTTCCCCTCCCTGTTTGCCCGAGCTGTTAGCGTCGAGGCGTTTACCTTTTGATTATAGTATACACTATATATGCCTTTTGTAAAGTGCTTTTTCTTTAATTCGTTCGTTCACTGTAATCCGCTTTCTGTCTCTGCCACTTTCTACAAATACTAGTATAAACTATTACTATCTATACAAAATTAGACAGATAAGACAAGAATTAGACAGATGAAGCATTTCATCTGTCTTATATAAGTCGATTGTTCTTAATGCCTTGCAAAGCAAATTGCCGAAATTAGACAGAAAGACGGCTATTTTACCCATTAATATATAGGATTATATATATTATATATTTAACATAAACATATATATATTATTGTCTTTTAATATAAAATAATACAACCAAACAACTTACAACGTTTTTTTTACTGTCATAAAACTGTCTAATTGCCTAAACTGTACATAATCGACAATACGTTTTTTCACTACACCCGCTTAGCGTTCTTTTGCTGATGGTTAGGTATGGCAAAGCCGGTGATCGTGGCGCTGTGGGGCTGTGAGGGCCGCGTTGGATGGCGCTGTGCTTGCTGATTTGCTGGCCCTGCCTTCTCTATATATAGGGGCGGATGGTTGCGGTTGGCTTGCCTGCCTGTCTGCCTGATGTCATGGCGTTGGAGCTTGCTGGCTGGTGTGTGTTTATTGTGGCTGTCGGTCGGCGCAGGAATTGAATCGGGGGCATAGGGGGTACCATGTAGATGAATTACCCAACAAACAAATTTTTATAACTTTTAACAATTTCGGGGTTGACATATAAACCCCGAAAACATATAATATAATAAAAGGGGGATATTATGCTAATTGATACTAAGAGGAAGTGCAAAGTTGAATGGTGCGATAATTTAGGAGAGTGGGATAAGATTATTGGCAATAAAGTTTATAGGAGAAAATATTGTTCAAAACATAGAAATCCACATTCTTATAAAACAAAAAATGTTTATTATAGAGAAAAATTCAAGAAAGAGAATTGCAATAAGTGCGAATATTGTGGATGGGAAGGGCCATGCGATATTCATAGGCCAAATCCAGGAAGTAATGGTGGGATATATACAAAAGACAACTGTAGATCAGCTTGCCCAAACTGTCATAGGTTGATAAATATGAAATTAATGAAAGATAAGTTTAATATAGTTGACAATAACGAATAATATGGTGTATACTAAGGTAGGGGAGCGGGGGTTGATGGAAGCGACCAGACTAAACTAACAGAAGAGATTAACTTTCCCAGCTCCCCTGATAGTGGTAGAAGACATGGATTACAAAGAGAAAGCAAAAGAACTGATTGACTGGTTTGATGGGGAGGAGAACTATTCGATAGTGCAGTATGCAGCTAATCATGGGGTAGGGAAGAAGGAGTTATTTAGGTGGGCGGGTGAAGATGAAGGGTATGCGAAGGCGTTAGATTATGCGTTAACGGTGATGGAGTTCAAGGCGACGGATGCGATGTTGTTTGGTAAGATGGATAAGAGTGTCGGGATGAAGTTATTAGAGACGTATTGTGACTGGAAGGCGGATGTAACGAATGTGTATCAGAATGTAGGGGGAAGTTTGTCGAGTGAGGCGGTAGACAGGTTAACGGAGGCGATTGAGGGGATGCGGGTTGATGGGCGGGTGGTAGAGGACGAGCTGCCGGATGGGTTCGGGGAGGTCATTGTTTCGGCGGCGGATTTTTCATTGGATGGCAGCTGATGGCTAAACGTGTAGAGCGGCGTGAGGAGTACGACGGTAAGTCGTTAAAGATAATAGGTACGCTTAAAGAGCGGATTGAGAGGAGCCCGATAGATTTCGGGCTTTTTGCGTTTCAGGAGACGCATTTCCGGCAGACGTTTTCGATGATGCACAGGCGGCTGCTGGCAGCGGCGGCTGCGGTGGTGGACGGTATGCCGGTAAATCCACGGCTGGTGATTGCTGCGCCTCGTGGGCACGGGAAGACAACGTGCCTTTCTTTTTTATTGGTATGCTACTGGGTGGTGTTTAAGAAGAAGCGGCATATAGTTATTCTACAGGCGACGTTGAGTAAAGCGACGGATGCGTTATCGACGGTTAAGTATGAGGTATCGAATAATCCGCTGCTGAAAGTTTTCGGGATTGAGGTTATTAAAGATACGACGGAGGAAGCGATATTTGAGCACCGGGACGGGTTTCGGATACGTATTGTGTGTAAGGGATACGAGCAGATGGGTAAGATTAGGGGGGAGAAGTTTATTGCATGGCGGCCGGACGCTGTGCTGGTGGATGATTTGGACGATGATAAGACAGTACAGAACCCCGAACTGCGGGCTGAGTGTGAACGTATTTTTAATGACGCTGTTGATCCGGCGATAGATTACCAGTCGGGTGGACAGCTTATTTTTATTGGGACGATACTGCACGACGACTGTCTGATAGCGAAGCTGATTAGTCCGAACCAGTATTTTAATTTTAAGAAGTATAGATTTCAGGCGCTTAATGTTGATGGTGACGGAAATGAGTTTGCACTGTGGCCGGAGAAGTATTCGATTGAGGATTTGAAGGAGATTGAACGGCACGATCCGATAAAGTTTGCGAAAGAGTATCAGAACGATCCTATCAGCGGGGCACGACGGCAGTTTTACGAATCGGATTTTAGACGATGGACGATACAGAACGGGTATGCGGTTCTTTATAATGACGACGGGAGTGCGCTGGCATCGTATGCATTGACGGATTGTAAAGCGGCGATTGGATGTGACCTGGCATGGAGCGAGAAAAAGGAAGCGGACTATTCGGTGTTGATGCCGGGGATACTTACTCCGAATGATGAGATTTTGCTTGACGATTATGTAGCGAAAAAAGGGTTAAGGCCGGACGAGTTTGAACGTATTTTGTTTGATATGGTGAAGAAATATGAGAAAATGACAGGGTACGTTGTGCCGGTAGGGTTTGAAAAGGCTGCGCTAGAGAAAGTTGTTAAATGGCTGCTCGGCAAAGCTATGCGTGACAGGAATAAATATTTGATTTTGAAGGATATTAAGTGGGATAAAGATAAAATTTCACGTATTGTAACGACGTTACAGCCGAGATATGTGAATCATACGATATTTCATCGTGCGAATTTCGGGGAATATGAGCATCAGTTGTTGAGAATACCTAGTGGAACGCACGATGATCTGCCGGACGCTGCACACAGTACGGTAAAATTATTAAAATTCCCTAAAAAAGGCAAAGTAGTTGAGCATACAGAGACAGAATTTGAATGGTTGATGAATCGGCATAAAAGAAAAATGGATAGTAATCGTCAACCGTTTGTTTTCGGGCATAAAAATCAGCGGGAAACTTTTCCTTTAGTAACAAAACGAAGTTTTCGTTGACTTTTTAGTTATTTTATGGTATATGTTATAATAAGTGTTTATTTTTTTAAACATTTTGTTCTTTCATGTTTATTTTCTACAACATAAGGATTATTCATGCCAGAAAAACTCTCCCAAGAGCGCATTGATGATATTATCGACGAAATATCAATGGCGGAAGCTATTAATGAACAGGAACTTAAACATATTTTAGAAGAATCTATCGCACGATATACAGGTAGACATATTCCTGTTATAGGTAATGGTTGGGATATTATTTTAAATGAGATTTATCCTGTTATTCAGAACACCCTGCCGTCAATTTTCTTTAAAAATCCTCATGCATTTCTTAAACCTCGAAATAAATTTTATATTACAAAAAAATTCAATCCTGTAACACAGAAAAAAGAAGAAGTACAGATTGACGCACAGGATTCCGCACGTACACAGGAAGCTATCCTAAACTATTCCTTATCTGAAATGAAGTTTAAACAGGAAACCCGTAAAGTGTTAATGGATGCATTACTTTTTCCTTATGGCGTTATGTGGCATGGGTATAAAGGCAATTTCGGAATGACGGAAGAAGAGGCAATGTATATTAAGGATGAAAAAGTTTTTGTTAAACGCATTAATCCGATGATGTTTATTAAAGACCCGTCGGTAAATATTATTGATATAGAAGAGGCTCGGTGGGTAGGACGTGCGATTGATGTACCGTTACAGGATATTTTAGAGGACGATAAATTAAACGTCGATAAGAAACTTATTAAAGGTTTTGAAGGATACGGATACAAAATAAATAAAAAAGGCGATAAATCTAACCGTACTGATAATATCGGTAAAGGTGCGTTACTCGATTATGCAAGGGACAGGTATAGAAAATCAAATGCGTGTAAATTTTTAAGAGTGTACGAAATCTTTTTAAAACCGACGAAGAAAGAAAGCCGTCAAGGGAAAAAAGGATGGATTTTACTGCTTACTAAAGAACAGGATAAACCTCTTCGGATAAGTGATAATACAATTAAAGCTGAAGGTTTACCGTCGAAGATTTTAGAATTTAATCCGCTTAACGATGGACTGTTTGGATTATCGGATATTGAAACGTATAAACAGGTTGCCGACCAGAAAAATGCTATTGTAAATTTACAGTTGCGTAATGCACAGGAAAATACGAAAGTATGGGTAGGACTTTCTTCCGGCGGAGTTGATGAAGAGGATATACAGAAAGTACAGCAGGGACAGAATACGATTTTAATTTTTCCCGACGACGTTAACCCGTCACAACGCATGTTTGTCGCTTCACCGGGAGCGCAGGCGTCAAGTGAACTTTATTTAATCGACCAGAGGATACAGCGTAATTTAGAAGATAAATCTATGATGAGTGATTTGAAGCGTGGGTTTTTACAGTCGGGTGAAGAAAGCGCTACGTCAGTAAAAATCCGGCACGCCGCAGGAGCGGCACGTCCCGCATACCGTCAGGATATTATGGCGGATTTTCTTAAAGAATCAATGCATTACATTAATCAGTTGAATAAACAGTTTGTTCCTTATAAAGATGCGGTGCGTATTATGGGAACACTTGATATTGAATGGAGCGAGAATCCTGTTAAAGAAGATTTACAGGCTGATACCGACGTCGAGATTGATGCGGTTTCAATGCTGCCTGAATCTCCTGAAACTGAACTGCGGAATCTTAACGCAACATTAGGTCTTGCAGTACAGGCATTGTCTAATCCGCAGGTGATGATGAAGTTAAAACAGGAAAATAAGACAATGAATCTTGCTCCGTTAATTGAACGGATTTTACTGCGTCAGAAAATAAATGATCCTGAAATATTCAGGAGTATAAAGCCGGAAGAATCAATGGGATTTGTTTCTGTTCAGCAGTTACGTGAAGCTCAAGCTAATGTCGATGCTGTTGTTAAAGGTGCAAGGCCGCCATTTCCTCCGAAAGAAGGAGACGATCATTTAGCTAAAATCGAATTATATAATTCAGTTAATAAAATGCTTCAGCAGATGGGAAAATTTTCTGATATATTAAATCAGTTGATTGCAGTTCAGTCACAGCTATTGCAGGCAGTACGTGAAAAAGAAGGACAGAAAAATCAGCAGATAAAACTTCCTAAATCGATGATGGAGGAATTTTAATAGATGAAAAAATTTCTTGAAATTCAAAAAGGATTATTAATTAATGTAGAAGAAATTGAAGCGATTAAAGAT